CCCATTTCTGGGCTCCGCTGAGCGAGTTGCTCGAGAGTATCCCTCTCCCCAACTGTAGAAGGTGAATATGGGTAGGCTACGAGACAGAGGTCAATTCGTCCCCGGTGGCGGTCGAGCTTTTCGAACCGTCCTCGGTTCCATCGTGTACAACGAAACTCAAGGCCCCAATGTGGGCTACGCGTTTCGTGACACTTCGGATGACGTAGTGAACCGGAAAGAACTTGATAATCCCATGCAAATTGTGCATGTGAATAACTTGGTCGATCCGTTGAATGGACAGCAGGATCTTGGCTTCGGTACTTTTCGTGAGTACGTTGGCTATATCCCGCCCATTCAGTGTGCTCCTCAATCTCACCTATCCGTATCCGGCATCCCCTCTGTACAAGCTGCCGCTGCTAAGATGTTGGCCAATACCAATCCTGGTAGAGCCGAGGTCTCAGCACCGGTGTACATTGGAGAACTCCGGGACCTGCCGCACATGATCAAGGGTGCGGGTGACTTCCTCATTAAGCTTAGACATGCGAAAGGACGATGGCATCGTCAGCAATTGCTGAACAATGCTACGCCCGGTCAATATCTGAGCTATCAATTTGGATGGAAACCCTTATTCAATGATCTGCGCTCTTTGCTAACATTCCAAGATACCGTTGACAAACGTGTCAACGAGCTCCAGCGTTTGTTCGCAAAAGGAGGTCTCAAGCGTAGGCTTGATAATCTCGGCTCCGGCTCGAACCATTCTGAAGTCACTCAGACTATCAGTTCGGTTCTCGGAGATCTTACGAGAGCTAGGCTCTCGAAAGATACGACGGTATCAATGTGGGGCACTGTTCGTTGGCGCCCTGCCTTTGTACCGAAGATGCGAGATAACGCCTCTCTACGTAAGCTAGCTCATAAGGCCGTGTTTGGATTATCCATTCAGGCCGAGGATGCATGGAACTTAATGCCATGGACCTGGCTAGCTGACTGGTTTTCGACTTGTGGCGACTACTTAGCCGCTTCCAATAATCGAATACCGTCGTCTCCGCAATCCGTCTGTATTATGACGAACACGAAGACGACATTGAGGTGGCGCCGCTCTGAATCCTCATGGGTTCAGGGTGGCAATTCCTACGCTACTCTTGAAACAAAGCAACGCAATGTTCCAGGAGTCGTTCTACCTACGGTTGACATAGACTTCTTGAGTCTGCGTCAATTGTCGATCCTTGGTGCACTGTTCATAACCCGTGCAAACGGGTTTAGATCGTGACCGGGGCTTTAATCCGGTCTACAGTGGAATTGACCACCACGTGCAACAAGGAGACTAGCGCATGCTAGGTTCAACGCTGACAGTTACTCTTGACGGATCCGGAGGGACCGCCAAGGTACTGCCTTTGATCAACCAGGACGGGTACTCGTCGGAATATTATCTCGACGAGACGCTTCAGTGGTTCAAGGCAAAGATTCGCCACACCACTGATTCGGTGAAAGCCGGCACTCAGGACTTCCAGCGTCACACTGTGACGTTCCAGAGGTTCGTGAAGCCGACTACCACTTTCCCGAACGGGCTTCTGTCCGAGACGATTTACACCATCCGCCACTCGGCGAATGATGTCTCGGCAGATGTGATCGACCTCTCGGAGGCCATGAGCTTTTACATGGTAAAAGCTGGTGGCATCGCCGCGAAGCTGATCGGTAAGGAATCGTAATTCCTTACCCCTGATCGCGTTGACTTAGCCTTAGATTAACTACCCTCCTTGGAGGCGTTAATGAAAAGCTTTGTCACGCTAGTCGAGGGACTATACGGCGCCTTGTTGAAAGACATGGCGCTTCAGTTCCCAACAATCCGTAAGGAGTTGGATAGAGATCTTTCTCGAATTCGCTCCGCAATTGAAGAGAGGGGTCTAGGGTTTGTCACCTTAGATCTCCCTGCCTATTCAAAGCACCTTGAACAGTGCCTGAATCAGCAGCGCCTTTCCCATTCCGGCATCCCATACTCTGGGAGTTGGAAGAGGGGATGTACGATCCCGAAGTTATTTCGAGGGTTGTACTTGCGCGTCTTCGATGTTAACGGATTACTTCGCACTGACTGCGATGTCTCCGCTATTAGAGCCTTGCGTCAGCTTTTCAACTGTTGCAAGAAACTAGAGCTGGAGTGTTCAAATGTCCGACGACTTTCGGTTGTCAGATCATTCTTCGCAGTCGACAGGGAACTTCGGTTACCGTCCTTACCATGGACGGGAACTGAATTCAGAGCGCGTGAGACCCTTCTCCATTTTAGAGATGGTCTTGATCGCCCTGATCGTCTTCTTCCTTTGTTTGACGATCGTACTGATCGTTGTCCAACTGACGAAGCCGATTCCTTCGCCATACCCTTCGATGTTAGACTTCTCGACGGCTTACAAATTGCCGCCGATTACATCGTCGGATCGTTCGGGCAATTCTGCCCTACCGAGTGGCGAGCGAAGCATGGACCAGGTGCCGTCTCGGACCGGAGAGGAGGGCGATACTTTTCGAAGTATAGCTTTCCGTACTGGTCTGATAAGCTGAACTCTCAGTTTCCATCCGACATATTCGCTTATGCAAATATGTCCTTGGCCGCTGATTGCTCAAGAGATGGGGACCAAACTTGTGGCTTAGTTAACCACGAGCCCCCTTCGGAGCTGATTGCTGTACCCAAAGATATGAAAGGCCCTAGGCTTATTGCCTCGGAGCCCACTTCACACCAATGGTGTCAGCAAATCATCCTCGATTATCTCTCTTCACGTGTTTCGACAAGTTTGATTTCTAAGTCCGTAACTTTTCGGACCCAGGAACCAAATAAACTCGCCGCACTGAAGGCTTCCATACACGGTGACTTCGCTACAGTTGACCTGAGTGAAGCCTCCGATCGCGTTTCTTGTTGGACCGCTGAGCGGCTCTTTCGAGCCTCTCCTCTTCTCCTTGAAGCTATCCATGCTTCACGGACTAGATGGATCCACAATGCGATTGATCCTTCCTCTAACGAGTATTACGTTTTGAGGAAGCTCTCTTGTATGGGTTCGGCTATCACGTTTCCTGTTCAATCCATCCTTTTTGCGACGTGTGGCATTGTTGCCTACCTTTATTCGGAAGGCATCCCCGTCACGCGTAGGACGATTAGACAGTACTCGCGAATGGTCCGCGTCTTTGGCGATGATATTATCATCCCAACGACGTGTTTGGAACTGATGAAGGAGAT